GGACCGCCCTACGTCTACAAGTTTGATATTTTGATGGACAACATCTCCATCATCTCGCCGAACTCAGCCATTACGATTAACAACATCACGTACTGGATGGGCGACGGAAAGTTCTACCAATACTCCGGTCGTGTTGAAACACTGCCTTGTTCGTTGCGCCAATATATCTTTAACGATATAAACAAGGATCAGTCATACCAGATCTTTGCAGGCAGCAATGAGGGTTATAACGAGGTTTGGTGGTTCTACTGCTCAACCAACTCGAACGTTGTGGATAAGTACGTGATCTATAACTACCTCGACAAGGTTTGGTATTACGGCACAATGAGCCGCACGGCTTGGCTTGATTCGGGTATCCGTCAGTTCCCAATGGCTGCTGACTACAACGAGCGCATCTTGTTCCATGAATCCAACGTTGATGACGTAGCAGGGTTATCCCCAGTACCAATCAGTGCCTACATTCAGTCGTCTGACTTTGACATTGGTGACGGGCATAACTTTGGGTTTGTGTGGCGTATCCTGCCTGACATTAACTTCAACGGCTCGAACGTAAACCAGCCCTATGTCACGATGACCATTAAGCCACGGCAGAACTCTGGTGCGCCGTACGGTTCTTCAGCCAACCCGCGAGTCCAAAGCGATGATAACTACGCCGCATCCCGTGCGTATAACATCCAAGAGTTTGACGGTCAGGTGTACACCCGCCTGCGGGGACGACAGATGGCATTTAGGGTTGAGTCAACTGAGCTTGGCGTCTCATGGCAGTTAGGCACCCCACGAATCGACATCAGAAATGATGGCAGACGCTAATGGCAACTGAACCAAAAACTGGCGTTCTATTAGCCCCCAAAGCACCGAACCTGCCGATTGCGCCGGGGGAGTACGAGGCTCGTTTCCACGAACAGTTTACGAACATTCTGCGTCTGTACTTCAATTCGATTGATAACTTCACGGGCGCGTTAAGTAGTACATCAGGTGGTGGTAGTTTGCAATTCCCGTACATTGCTGCCGAAGATAATGGTGAGCAGTACGCAACAGGTAATAGTGTTCCAACGGTTGTGACTTGGGATACGCTGGTGTCCGGTAATAGCTTTACGCTGAATGTAGACAATACGGCTACGGCTGCAGTTAGTGGCGTGTACAAAATAGACTACAGCCTGCAGCTTGCAAACACAGCCAACGCAATCCATGACGTTTATGTTTGGCTTCAGGTTAATGGGTCATTGGTTGCTGGTTCCACAAGCAAATTTACTTTGCAGGCTAGAAAAAGCTCTGGTGTTTATAACTATGTTGTAGCGTATTCGTCGATTGTTTTTGAGATTAACGCTGGCGACTCGTTTAAACTCTGGTGGGAAACAGACTTGGCTTACAATCCAGTCGGTCCTGTAGATGGCGTTTACATGGATTACATCCCAGCGCAAGTCTCTCCTCATGCTAGGCCGTCAGCTCCTTCAGCCGTTGGTTCAATAACCTTTGTATCGCGGCTACCTACATGATAATATTAACTAATATCCTATTCAGGTGAAACTATGATCCCTATCGTAGCTGGTTTAATGATGGGCGCTGCCCTTGGTGGCGGCATTGCTGCGCTTCAAAAGAAAGATGTTCTGCAAGGCGCTCTGATGGGTGGCATTGGTGGAGCGTTAGGTGGAGCATTTATGCCCGCTGCCGCTGCTGGAGCCGCCCCTGTTGCTGGAGCAGTAGAAGGTGCTGCTGCTTCGGGATTTGGCGCTACCGGAATTGCAGGCGGGAGTGCTGGGGCAGGAGTTTTACCTGCGGCGCAAAGTTCCATCTTAGCAGGTGCGCCCGGTGCGGCAGGTGGTGCTTTTCCTCTTAGTAGCAGCGCTTTTCCTTTAACCAGCAATGTTGCAAGTAGCGCCTTTCCTCTTTCTAGTAGCGCTTTCCCTTTGACAAGTAGTGTTGCTGGCGGTGCTACTGGTGGTGCTGGTTCTGGTGGTATGTTTAGCGGCGGTATCGGTAACTTCTTATCCCAAAATAAATACGCACTTGCAGGTGGCGTACTTGGTGGCATGATGGCACCGGGTGAAGAACCTGACAAAGCAGACCAAGGCAACATCCGCGACTACACATTTAACCGTGAAGTTAATCCGTTGTACGGTCAACCCGGACAGCCTTACTTTATAGACAAATACACTGCTGGCGATGTTACGCCTGTTGAAGATTACAACAAAGCTGGTGGTGGAATCATTGCGTTAGCTGACGGCGGCAAGCCACAAGACTACTCTGTTGTTCGCCCTGTAAACCCGGCTGTTCAAGCGTACAACCAACAGCTAATGGAACGTGCTAATCAACAGTACAACATTAATCCTCGTCCTGCAGCCATGCAAGTGCCGGGATCTGCTGGATATGGCGCGTATGTTCCTTTACCTACGCCTGCTTTAACTAAACCGGCTGATGCTGGGATAGGTGGCTTGCGCTTTGATCCAGTAACAGGACGTTACGTAGGCACATTTGAAGCGCCCGGTAACAAAAAAACTGACTTAGAAAAAATGCGTGAGGAGCTTGACGCGCTTAAGTCAGAGAAATCCGCATATTACGACTCAGGTAGTGGCGGTGCAGCCGCAGGTGGTTTGATGGAATCGTACGCAATGGGTGGAGATATTGGTGGTCGTTACCAAAGTCCTGACGATATGGGTATGGGTGACCGCATTGGCGCACACCAAACAGTTAACATGGCTCCTCACTACCCAATGCAAGGTCGGTATCAAGGCTATGCTGGTGGCGGTCATCTCGGTGATTATTCTGACGGCGGTCGTTTGTTAAAAGGCCCCGGCGATGGAGTTAGCGATGACATACCTGCTCAAATTGGCGCTCGTCAGCCTGCTCGCCTTGCTGATGGTGAGTTCGTTGTTCCTGCTCGTATTGTTTCTGAGCTTGGTAACGGAAGTACTGATGCCGGTGCAAAACGCTTGTATGCCATGATGGATCGCGTTCAAAGTAATCGTCGTAAATCTGTTGGTAAAGGCAAGGTTGCTGTTGACTCCAAGGCGTATAGAAATCTACCGGCATGAAAATACAGCACGTTGCGATTGAATTCGTCAATCAAGTCTGGCCTCAAATATCCGGATACTTAAACGACGCAATCGAGCAGCAAGTAGGCGAGAAAGATTACACGTTAGACCAAGCGCGTACGATGGTTACAACAGGTCAATGGTTATTAGTTGTAGCAGTAAACGATGCTGGTGAATTAAAAGGTGCGGCAACAGTAAGTTTTATGAATCGCCCAAGCCACCGAGTGGCTTTTATTACGTACATAGGCGGTCGTTTAATTACCAACCCCGGCACATTTAAGCAGTTCTGCACCTTACTCCAAACATTTGGTGCTACAGCAGTAGAAGGAGCGGTCAATGAATCTGTTGGTCGCCTGTGGAAACGATACGGCTTTACCGAAAAATATAGGATTGTCGGAGTGACAATATGAGATACAACCATTTTGATATGCTGCCTGAACAGGCATTTAAACGCGGCCCAAACGGTGCAATTAAACCGCAAGGTGGTGGTGCAGGGTCTGGAGTTCCGACCAATCAAAACGTCACAACGACATCTATCCCTGAATATGCACGACCTTATGTGGAACGTTCTCTTGGGCAGGCTGCTGCGCTAACAGACGTTAACAACAACCCATACCGACCATACGCTGGTCAACAGGTTGCTGCGTTTACACCCATGCAAGCGCAGGCTTTTACGAGTATTGGGGATATGCAGGTTGCTCCTCAACTTGCTCAAGCAACGGGTTACGCTAATCAAGCAACGCAAGGCGGTATGGCGACGGCTACTCCTGCGCTAGGCTACGGTGCGTCCGGTGCTGGGTATGGTGGGGTCGGTGCTGGTTATGGCGCTGTAGCCACGGGCGCTGGTGACCGTTACGCTCAGATGGCAACGTCTCCCGGGTCTGTAAGTGCTTATATGTCGCCTTACATGCAGAACGTGGTTGACCTGCAAAAGCAAGAAGCTAACCGTGGATACGACATTACTGGTTCACAGGTAATGGGTAAAGGCGCTGCTGCAGGTGCGTTTGGTGGTACTCGTGATGCGTTGATGAGGGCTGAGAACGAGCGTAACCGCAACACAACTTTGGCTAACATCCAAGCACAAGGATCTCAGTCGGCTTACGACAAGGCTATGCAGTCAATGCAGTATGGATCTAATCTTGGTTTACAGGGTTTGCAAACTGGAATCCAAGGCGCACAGGCGGGCATCCAAGGTGCTGGTATGGGTCTGCAAGGTGTCCAAGGCGCACAGAATGCTTACGGTCTTGGTTTGCAAGGTGCTAATACATTAACCAATATTGGCAATGCACAGTTTAACCAACAAATGGGTATCGCTGATGCTCAGATGCGAGCTGGTGCAGCGCAACAAGGCATGGAACAACGTGGTTTAGATATTGGCTACCAACAGTATCAAGACAGTCAGAACTACCCATACAAACAGCTTGGGTTTATGTCTGACATCTACCGTGGCTTGCCCATGTCGCAGAGTGCGCAGTCTATGTACCAGAACCCTAGCGCAATCTCACAGGCTACAGGTCTTGGTATGGCTGGTTATGGTCTGTACCAGATGGGTAAGAAAGAAGGCGGTAAGATTGAAGCTGGAGATGGGTTGGATACCCTTGGCATGTATAACGCCATGAAAGGATAACGCGATGATTACTGATATGAACGCTCGTGTGGCAATGGCTCAAAAGCTGTCCATCCCACAACTCCAGCAAGCTATTAAAAACGGTACTGTACCTGCCTATGTAGGCGTCCCTCTCCTACAAGATAAGATGCGTCAGCAACAACAAATGGCTATGGCGCAGCAAGGGCAGCAAGCCCAACAACAGCCTCCAATCGCCGAACAAATTATGGCAGAGGCTAGCAGAGGTGGCGTGGATCAGTTGCCAAGCAACTTACCTATTACTGACGACGACGAAGACTACGCTAACGGTGGGATTGTTGCGTTTAGAGACGAAGGACAGGTAAGAGATCCAGACAGACGTTCGCCTTCAGAGCGGGCATTAGACGAATTAATTGCACGGATTAATAGTTCCGGAAATAATAATACAGTTATTCCCCCTGCTGCTAACACAGGTATAGCAGGTGCTGCGCCAGAAGTATTTTCGGTAGATGGAGTGTCTCCAGAGTTTGGTGGGTCAACTATTAGTGCAGACCAAGACGCTGCACGCGTAGCAAAAATTCAAGCCGAACGTGCTGCAACAGAAGAAGCTCAACGTCAAAGATTTTTACGTCAGTCAGCTCCGCAGTTAGCTGCTCCCGAAACAGAAAGTTCAACTCGTGGATCATTGACAGAAGGATTAACACCCACAGACGTAGCTAGAACAGAAGCGCAATTACCAAAAGCAATCGCCGCTTTACCGGGTGCGGCTGGTACTCCTCGTGCGGGTACGCCTGCTGGTGGTACTCCCCGTGCCGCTGCTCCTGCTGCGGAAGCTGCGCCTGCACCAATGAGTGCTTTGGATCAATACGCTGCGATGTTGATGGACGAGCGTAAAGGTATTGCTAAAGATCGACAGCAAGCTAAAGCTATGGCTCTTCTTCAGACAGGTCTGGGTATTGCAGGTGGTACATCACCTAACCCTCTGGCTAACATTGCACAAGGCGCACTACAAGGTACACAGGCTTACCAGCAAGAAATGAGAGGTATCCGTAAAGAAGATGCTGATCGTCTTAAGCAGCTTATGGGGCTTGGTATTAGCAAAGAGAAACTTGCCCTTGAAGCGCGTAAACTTGGTATTGAAGATAAGAAAGTTGAAGGTTTGTTAGCTAGATATGCTACAGCAGGAGCTGGTAGTGAAGACGCTATAATTACTCGAAGACTTAACACAGCTAGAGGATTATTTTCAGATTTTATGAAAGCTAATCCGTTTGCCGATGAAGCAACTAAAATGGAGTATTGGGCTAGTGCGCAACGTATGGCTATGATACCCGGAGCTGGATCTAGTGCGGAAGAACCCAAAAACAAAAGAATAGATTTCGGTGCCCTTAAATAAAGGTGTGAGCTATGCCGTATGATGTACAGCTACCTAATGGATATGTTGTAGAAAACATTCCTGATGATGTATCTCAAGCAGATGCCCGCAAAAAGATTATGGCGGCCTTCCCAGAACTTGCCGCTACTCAAAAACGCTCTTGGGGTGAAGCACTCACTGATATAGGTGGTGGGTTTATCAGCGGGCTTGGTGGTCTTGCACAATTGCCGGGCCAAATCGGTCAGCTAACGGGTCTTACTGAACGTGAAGAGACACCTACCGGCTTGCAAGGCATTGGTAAGACCGTAGAAGAATACGGTCAAGGTTTAAAGTCGCCTGTACTCAAAGCTAAGGAACAACTGCGTAGCCAGAAGATTGCTGCCGCTGAAGGTGAAGGCACGGCTATGGACGTAGCCAAGCAAGCTGGTGTAGCCTTCTTAGAAACAGTTAAAGACCCAGCACTACTTACTTCCTTTTTTGCTGAGCAAGTACCTAACTTGTTTGGTTCTATGGGTGGTGGTCTACTCGCCCGTGGCGGCGTTAAGTTGTTGATGCGTAATGCAGCAGATGACGTTATCGGTAAAGCTGGTGTTGCAGGCGCTGTTGGTACGGGTGCTGTAATGCAAGGTACCGATGTAGGCGCTGATACATACGAAGCAATATATAAGCGCTTAGAGAAAGACCAACCTGATATGCCCGTAGAAGAGCGTAACCGTATTGCTCTGGGACAGGGTCGTCAAGCTGCGTTGCAAGCTGCTGGTATTTCTCTAGGCACCGCTGCTCTGCCGGGTGGTCGGTCTATTGAACGTGCGCTGGCTGGTAAGGGTGCGCCTAGCACCGGCGGTATGTTGCGTGGGTTCTTTGGTGAAGCTGGTAGTGAAGGTATTGAAGAAGGCGGCGGTAAGTTTGTATCTAACTTAGCTCAGCAAGAAATATTTCCTGATGTCAGTCTTACGCAAGGTCTTGGCGAGTCTATTGGTATGGGCGCCCTTGGTGGCGGTCTGTTCGGTGGTGTAGCTGGTGGAGTCAGTGCGCGAAATGAATCACAACGTCAAGCCGCACTTGCCGAGATAGAGAACCAAAGACAGTTAGCTCTAGAAGGTGAAGAAGTTACCCGCCTTGCAGACGAACAAGCTAGAGCCGATGCTAATGCCCTTGCTAATGCAGAGATTAGCCATAGAGGTTGGGTTGAGCGTGGTGGGCCTACTAATACCCAAGCGTTTGCTGAGCTAGCTAATACCGTTGAAGAGCTTAAAGTTAAAGCACAGGCATCCGCAGCACGAGCTGCTGCTGCGCGGGACAAAGTTGATGCCCGGAAAGCAAAGATGTCTGCGTTTGCTCAAGCTTACCCAGACTTGTTAGGGGATTACATACCCCCACAAGATCAACAACAGACCGGTGAAGTACAACAAGAGGGCGCCCCTCAAGCATTACCCGGTCAACTTGCACTTCCTCTTACTGACCAAGAAGGACAATTAGGACTTCCCGGTGTTGGTGCTGCACAACCGACGGCTATTACTGAACAAACTGCGCCTGCTGAAGCATTGGTTATCAATCGTGATCTTACTAAAGCTCTTGGTATTTCTGGTGGTAATAAGAAAGTACGTAACGCCATTGAAGGTAAGGACTTAACAGATCCTAAACAACGCGCTGAAGTACGAGAGGCTCTGTCTCAATTTGCGGAACGCACTACACAAGAAGGTGTTGCGGGTAAGATTGAACAGTTTTTGGGTAGCCCGTTCTTTGCTGAACAAGATAGACTGAAACTGCGTAGGAAACCCGTCAGTGCAAAGCAAAGCAAAGCGGCTATGACTTCGCAATTGGAAAATGCTTTTGGTGCGCAGCTTGCACAAACACAAGGTATTAAAGTACCTAAGCAAAAGCTTCCGGCTGAGCGCGAGCGTAAGGCAGGCAAGGCCAGAGATTTTCAGAACGCATTACAAGACGCGTTCAGTGCTAGGTTACGTCAAGCGCAAGAGATACCAGTTACCGAGACTCCACCTACACAGGAGACACAAAATGTTCCTACTGGGCAACCCGCAGGAGTACCAACTGCCGCTGAGCCAAGAGCTGGACGACCAACAGGTGAGCAAGGCGTGGGAGTGGCTGGTGTGGGCGTTGGACCAACCACCCAGCAAACGAGTGCCGCCCAAGGAGTTCAAGACACTAGACCAACAGGATTGGCTGGTGTTGCTGGAGGAACTAAATCTGACGTACGAGGAGCAAAAGCTGCACCCGTTGCAATAGATAAGAACCTTAAAGGCGCTGCTCGATTTGAAGCTGAGTATTTAGCGGGAGTAAACGGTGATCGTAACCAGATGCTTAGGTATTTGGCTGCAGACTTATACGCTAAAGAAAACATGCGTCGAGCAAACCCCGTATACAAAGCTCTTAGCGCGGAAGAGAAAGCTAATGTTAATGCGCAAGTCGAGTCACTAAAAGCTCAAGAACGCAAGGCTAAAGACTATTTGGCTAAACTAAACGCCGATCAGTATCAGGTTAGGGACTATGCAAGTGGCGCTAAGACTCCGCCTGAAGTCCGTCGCGTACTGTATGGGACTACTTCTCCTGCGTTACTTGCTGCTGCATATCGTGGCAGCACCGCTCGTGCTTTAAATGAAATAGCTAATAGTTCCAACTACTCATCGCTTGAGCGTGCTATTGCTAGACGTCTGATGAGCAACAAGCGTTATTCATTACCTAAGATAGAGATAGTACCTAAAGATCAGTTGGGGCAAGCTGATGGACAATATGATCCATTCACAGATACCGTTCGGATTGCAGAAGGTCAAGTAGATTCCCATACCGTCTTGCATGAGGTAGTGCATGGGTACATGCACGCTTTGATTACTGAGTTTGAGCGCGGTGCTATAAGTAACAAAGCACTAGCCGAACTACAAGATCTTTATAACCATTTACTACAGAATCATCCGGAGTTGGCTGAGCAGTATGGTATGACTAGCCTGACTGAGTTTGCGGCAGAAGCTATGTCAAACTCAGAGTTTCAAGAGGCTCTCAAACAAATACCGTACAAGAAACGCAATGTATTCCAAGAATTTGCCAAGATGGTTATGCAGTTGCTTGGCTTGTCAGATACAAACAATGCGTTGGCTGAAGCAATCATCAACGTAGAACGTGCGATGAACATTGGTCGTGGGTACCAACAAGAAGTTTCAGGTACTGCCAAAGCGCCCCCTGCCGCTGCTGTAATACGTAAGTCTGAACTTGAAGCTCAATTTAAAGCCGCTGGAGGTAGAGATGTTACCAAGCAAAACCCAAGCCCCGTTGGTTCAGCGCTTAAAGAAAATGGTAATGCTAGCGAGGCAGAGGCGACTCGGCGGGTAACTACTTGGCTCGATAAGTTTGAGACGGGTGCGCTATCATTTGATGCTGGGCTTAACAACGCTATTCGCCGCGAACTAGGTAAAGATAAAAAAGATTGGAACGTCATTAAAGACATAATGACTAAAATCAGTACGTCTCAAGCTCTTCACTCCGATGCACTGGCTATGCAGTTCTTGGAACATGGTGCGCTTAAGTACAATTCAAAATCATATAAGTTCTTCGCTACTGAGGATAAGGATAGTTGGAAGAACATGATGAAGCTTATGTCTGATGTCGCCAAGAAAAATGGGCTGACTGATGCTGAGCTGCGCAACTATGCAAACACCGCATTTATTGCGGAGCGAGTTGAAGGCTTAGCTAAGTCAAAGCCAGAGTTCTATAGTCACATGACTAAAGAACAAGTAGACGCCGGTAAGAAACTATTTGATATGGTTGATGGGTTGCGTGACGTACAAGCTATGTGGAATGGCATCCGTGCAAACGCTATGGATGTTGCGGTAGAGAATGGTTTGTATAGCCGTGAGCAAGCTAATGACTTGCTGAAGTACATGGACTTTGTGCCTTTCTACCGTGAAGACCAATTAGAGACAGGTGCTGGTCCTCGCAAGTATCCCAACGGCTTCATTGACTTTGCAAAGAACTTTAAGATCAAAGGTAGCGATCAACCTGTAGCTGACGTATTTGGCAACATGGCACTCTGGACAACATACACCGTGTCCCGTGCTGTGCGTAACCGTACTGCCTTGAATATGTACAACACAGCTAAAGAGATCATGCCCGATCAAGTTGAAGATATCAGGCAGGATGAGTCGGTCAAGCGTAGTGACAACGTAGTGAGTATGTGGGAGAACGGGCAACGCAAGCGTGTTAAGTTTGCCGATCCGTTGTTTGTACATGCGTTCGAGGGTATGGAGACTGTAGCTCTTCCCATACTAAAAGACGTAGCTAAGGCTACAACTTTCTTGCGTCAGTCGATTGTGTTAAACCCGTTGTTCTCAGTAAGTCAGTTGTCCCAAGACTCGTTTGCTGCGATGCTTACCTCTGGGCTTAAGAACCCGTTGATGATTCCAATTGAGGTTGTTCGTCAGTTCATGGGCATCTTGTTTGGTACTAACGCTACAGGTAAGTATTTGTCCCGTGCGGGTGTTGTGGGTATCAACGACTACATGTCTGCTATCTCTACCAACAACTTAGAGATTGCTACTGGACTAAAAAAGAAGTCGGCATTCCAAAAGCTGCTTACCCCGCTAGAGAAATTCTCTATGGCGTCTGACAACGCAGTGCGTCAAGCGCTGTACAACCGCACACTGCTTGAAACAGGCGGTAAGCGTCAGAAGGATGGGTCAGTGGTCGGTGGAGATGAGTCTGCTGCGATGGAGCGGGCGTTTGAGATCATTAACTTTAAGCGTTCGGGTGCTAACGGCATCGTTAACGTAGGTAAGCAGTTGGTGCCGTTTTTTGGCGCATACCTACAGGCTATGAACGTCACGGCTAAAGTACTGGCTGGTCGTAGCATTACACCTACCGAACGTGCGGCGGCTTATAGGACACTGATTACTAACGCTGCGATGGTGACTACGTTGGCGTTCCTGTACTCCGCTATGGTTGCAGATGACGAGGAATACGAGAAGATGGATCCTCAAGTACGGGACAAGCACCTGTTGATTCCCGGCACAGGATTTATGTTGCCGTTGCGTAGCGACATGACGCTGTTCCCTAAACTTGCGGCTGAGTACTCGTACTTAATGATGACTGACAACGGATTCACGGATGGTAAGAAGGTACGCCGTGCGATGTCAGAAGCTCTAGCCAATGCCATATTAAGCCCAACAGTTGTACCTCAGTTTATTAAGCCAGCGGTTGAAGTCGGCATAAACCACAACTTCTTTACTGGTCGAGACTTGGTTGGTAAAGGTATTGCTGGGCGAGATAAGGAAGCTCAGTACACAGCATCGACTTCAGAACTTGGGAAGCTCTTGGGTAAGTTTGGTATCTTGGCACCTGTAGAAATTGACCACCTGATTAAAGGATATGCGGGATCGGTCGGTGGGCTTATGCTGCTTGGTACTAACGCCTTAATGAGTGACTCCGGTGTACCTAAGCCTGAGAAAGGTGACCGTGATGTGTTGCGCCAGATTCCGGGCATGGGTACATTCTTTGCCAGTGAGTATGGCAACGCTATGAAGAACGACTTCTATGAATTGCGAGAAGAAGTAGCTCGCACGGTTAAGACGCTTAACGCCTACAAAAAAGAGTCGCCAGAAAAAGCACGGGAATATATGCAGGAGAAATTACCTTTGCTCAAGCTTCAGAATCAAGTCAATGCTATTGGTAACCAGCTAGCTAAGTTGCGGGATTACGAGAACCAGATTCGTGCATTGCCCGAGGGTCGTATGAACGCTGAGCAAAAGACTGCTGAAATCCAACGTCTCAAAGCTGCAGAAGACCGCATGTTGCAGAATGTATACAAGCTAAGAAATATGGCGGGCTATTAAAAAAGAACCCCGCACAAGGGCGGGGTAAAGCCTAGACCAAGGAGAGTCAAGGAGAAGAGTGAGGCAACTATATCACTCAACCCTCCATAGACGCAAGCCATACTTGCCGTTTTCTACAACTTGTTTACAAATTACTTTGTAACCAATACGGGCAGCTTCCTTCTGCAGTGTCCTAATGTGCCGCTTACGATCAAGGCACGGGATGAATACCGACATGCCCGGCTCAAGTTTCATCCACGGGATAAGTATTGTCAGATTCAGAATCTTTAACATTGAGCAGTGCCTCTTCTCGGAAGAACGATAGCTTAGTCGTATCGAACACAAGAGCTGGTGCGTTAACGTCTGTGTTAATAATTGTTCCAGCCGCCATGCGCTTGCGCTTCGTGCCAAGGAAAGCCTTGTTCTTCTTGTACATCCCTAGTGATTCTTCAAAGTTCAACTGACCCTTGTTGCACTCCTCACGGTAAACCTTAGACACCACATACAAAAGTTTTGTATCAGGCTCATACCGCACCGACAGCGCTCCACGAGGTTCACGAATCGGGCCAGTTTCTAGTCCGGTCTTACCATCTTTTGAGCCGTTGATGACCAAAATCTCGTGGAACTTACGCTGCAAGAAACTGCCCAAGAAGTCGCTATTGTCCAACAGCATGATGCGGTTCTGAACTCTAGCGTCCTTGATGTGGCTAACGATAAAGTCCAACACGGGTTTGTGTGGGATATCAATGATGTTCAGTCTGTTTGCAATCATGCCGCCTACTATAGCGAGCGTAGCCATCACCGACCAAAAGCGTTCAGAGTTCTGCATATCAGCCGCATGCTCAATCTTTGACTGAATCTTACCCATGAACTCTATAACTTCAGGCAGGTGCGTAGATACATACTGCACGAACGGCACAATAGCATGTCCGTAGTTATGCTCTAGGCGACCGAAGTGTGTGCGTGACCAAGCTGTGTCTCCGTTGGGGTCGTTGGCAATGTGCATCTCCAGTAGGCGCATCAACTCCGCTTCAGGAAAGCTCTTGATCGAAAGTAAGTCGTCACGCAAAGAACGGTTAGATGTTGTGATTAGTCCGGTTGCCCAGTGCGTCAGGTTAATGCGTTCAGAATTGTCTTGTGACCTCATGCGGTTCTTGCCACGACCTTCAGTGATGTCGTACACAAGGTTAGACTTTTGGTCTGGTGCCATGTTTGTCATCTCGTCGAACAAGATTGGTATGTGTTGGTACGTTCCAATACGCTGCAGTTTTTGATTATAGGTATCCTTCACAAGCATAAGCTGCTCGGTCGGGTTACCGTAGATACTACCGATTGCGTTGAGTAATGTGGTCTTACCTGAACCTGAACCTTGTGACTTAAGGCTTAGCAAGTATCCTTTCACTGCTGTGTGCTTCAGTAGGACGTTACCAAACCCCAAGAACAATGCAAACGCTTTAGCTTGCAGACCTTCGGTGCGGTAGTAAGACACTACGTCCTTCCATATATGGAAGTCCCCCCTTGGGCGAAACGTAGGTATAAGCGGTAGCGTCGTTGCAGTAGGTGGGCTGTATTTAATTTCGGTAGTTCTGATCTCTCTATCACCAAGAATAAACGCGGAGTCGTCTGGCAACCAACCAAACTGTCTACGTGCTTTCTCTGCTTCGTTGGAAGCTTGTAGCTCCTCCACCCACCGTGTTATGTAAGCCATTAGTAAATCCTGTTTTTTACCTAGCACGGCAATGCCATGCGATGCGATTGTGTCTCTGAATCTGTCCTTAGCCATCACCGCAGCCAACGGCATGATGAACTCTTGGATACCGTCTTTAGGTAGGTGCAGACGCATGAGTAGTGTCACGCCTACATCGGGGTCTTTCATGTGCTTGACTACATAGAAGTCGTAAGGATAGATAAGCTCTTCCATGTCACCAAGCTCTTCGTCTTTCTTACGGATATATACGCCACCGACTTTGCCTCGTACAAACGGAAAAGGGTACTTGGGTATGACTACGGTTTGTGCAGGGGCGGTCTCAGTCTCAGGGACTTCAACTATGTTGTCTTCTTCTGTCGCTTCAGCAAACTCTTTGCCCAACATAATAGGCGACGAAATCTTGTGGGTACATCCTTCGCAACCGGCTGCATTGAGCTTTCTAAAAGTGATGCAGGTGTACGGGCCTCGAGTCTCGTTAGCCTTTCTTTCAGTCTCCGCTGCTGAGTAATTTGGGTGTTTGTTGGATATTGCATGGATAGCCTTATCTCGGTCTACACAATGTTGGGCGATAGAAAGCCCTGCCCGCCAGAGGGGTTCCTCAATATTATCCTGAGCTTCGTATATCTGCAATATCTGGTTACAGCCCTTACCCTCGGCTTCCACGCTCTTGATAAGTATGGTCTTAAACTTAGACTGGTTGTTGCCCATCAACGCAAGCGTAAGAGGATCCATCTGCCTAGGAACAAACGGTTGCCCGCTCATACCAGCAAACACATCAACCTCTGGGGCTTCGAGTGCTTCGAACACACTGTTAGATACAGGCGCACCTACAGCAAGCACTTGCACTTCTAGTGGGAACTCAGGGTTCTTATAATTAAATGTGCCGGGCACACGCAGTATGCGAGCAGAGTCGGCGGTCACTGCAGGATCAGCATGGAGCTTGTGCTTCTCACACAGGGCTTTGAGTCGTTCTGCTAACGGCTTCCAAATATCACGTTCAACTGATGTTTCCAGTACCCAGTACGCATGAACCCCACGTCCTGAGTTAACTATAGTAGGCTTTGGTAGTCCTGTGGTTTTAACAAATTGTTTAAGTGCCGACAGCCCTTCAGCTTGATCGGCGTAGGGTTTACCAAGTCCGCAGTCTAGGTCAAGAAAATAAGATTTGAATTGCGCAGCGTTCTTCGAGGTGCGCCCTTCGGCAACATCCGTAAACGAGGCGAGTGCAAAGTACGCATCGTACTGCACTGCTACTAATTCTTTGGCTAGCTCTTCTACTTTTTCTATTGACTCTACAAACTTTTGTTTTGGCTTCTCATCTTTTTTTAGACCCACCACACAGTACATACCGCTTGGAGGCAGTACTGCTGACAGGAATTCATTCGTCGTTAACATAGCCGTCCTTGTCCGTCATTAAAAAGGATAGAGCAGGGGTGGACGGCATCACCCTCTTCGGTAGCTAACCTAGCTCTTCCTGCTACAACACTAACTCAGCTTATCAATGAACTTCTGCATTTTCGTATGATGCTTCTCAGGGACGTTATTTTTACCACGAAACCATGCGTATACGGTCATACGGGTAACCCCGAAGTACTCCGCCACATCAGTTACAGGTACGTCGTTAGAGATGCAACACAAAGCAAAGCGCACACCAATTTTCTTTTGATCTGCAGCCTTGACATCATTGACAAAAGAGCTTAAGTAGCCCTTTGACATAGCAACCCCTTATTTGTCGTCATCGTCCCAATCGGAAAGAATTGAACCAAGGTCTTTCTTAGGTGCTGGTTCTTCTTTCTTCTTAGTTACTTTGACAGGCTCAGTCTCAACTTCAACAGGTGCGACTTCGACTTTTGCTTCAGGTGCTTGTGGTGCGGGTGCTGCTAGCTTCTGTACACCGTCAGCTTGTGCGACAGTCATAGTGATTGCTTTCTGTGCAGCGTCTGACTTACCCTGTTCAATAGCTGTTTGGATTTCATTGATCTCCAAGAAGCGTAATGGCTTGAACGTAATCTTAGGTGTAGACGACGCTGTATCAAAGCGCATCTCAGTTACAACTGCAGTGATAGGCACACCCTTGCTACCAATCATCTTAGCGTACATCTGCAGAGGCCACTTACCTGCCTCACCTTCACCAAAGATTGATGTTGATGGTAGGGTTAGTTGGAATACATCGCCGCCGATGTCGTTGTCCAGAACCACAGCAAGACGCTGAGAGAAGCGGCAAGCTTTTGAAGTGCCACTACCTGAACCACTTACGTTTTGTGGGCATGTAGCACACGACTTAGCTTGTGGCTCTTTAACTGTGCTGTCAGGGTAGTCGCCGTTAGCAGACCAACAGTCGGGGGCAGTGGACTGACCCTTCTTGTACACACCTGCATAGAACGTGCGTGATACTTTTGGTGAAGCCGCTATGATAACTGCATTGAGGTTACGCTCTTCCTTTTGAGCAATCTCTTTACCGTTAACCAGTAGACGCCATACACCACCTTCAATAGAGATACGCTTGCTTCCACCACCGCCACCACCCATAAGGGCTTTAGTTGTGTCATCAAGCTCCAAAGCCTTCAAGTGCGCAGGAAGGCCAACATCAAGCATTGCAAGATCATTACTCATTACATCTTCTCCTATTTACGACGAACGGTTACTGCAAATGAAGCATCCACATTTAGCCCCGGTGGATGTATGTCGGGGTTCTCCTCTAGGAACTGTTCCATATTCCCATTGGACACACGCTGCTGCAACAACTGCATCGCGTCATGCTCTTTCATAAACTTGTAGAACGAATCCCAATCACTTGTCCAATAGCGTTTTGATATACGACGCGTGACTGTGCCGAACTCAGTGCGCAAACTCTCTGCGCCCGTGTCTTTGCAAATCTCAAGTAGTTTGGCTTGGATAATATTTTGCTGCTCTTCAAGCGCATCAGCTTCTTTAGTAAGCTCTGCGCGTTTATCTCTGATCTTTATATAAATCTTGACCAGCCTATCTGCTGTTATGTTTTCCATGCTCTTCTTCCTTTATGTTTTTAACTACATCTAGATTTTAGTACTATAACTATACAGTGTCAACCTCTTCCAAAACATTTTTATAAAGGTCAATCATCTTATTGTGGATGTCCACCTTAGACTCCAACATCTTGTACATCTTCTTCTCTACTGGTGAGCCTTGCAGTTGCACGACGGTACAAGGATTATGTTGCCCTGCACGATGCACTCGAGCGTTAGCTTGTAAGTAAGTTTCTACTGAGGTGATGGGTGCGAACCACACCACTACGTTTGCTGCTGTGAGCGTGACGCCGTGCGCTGCTGCTTGAGGCTGAATAACAAGGACTCGGGGTTTGTCGGAGGTTTGGAAGTCTGCGAATATCTCTGTCCTTCTGGACGCTGATACTGCGCCGTTAATAATCTCTGTTTCAATACCATCCTTGCGTAGCTCCGCTGTAACTAATTCAATAGCGTGCCTGTACGGTACAAACACAAGTACTTTGTGGCTTGCTTCTTCTATAACTTCCTTTAACGCATTGATACGGTTAGACGCATCGAACGTTACAACCTCTCCACTATCCGTATAGACAGCACCGCATGAAAGCTGCAACAGTTTGTTTAGGTTAGCTGCCGCGTTAACGGTAGTGATGTCTTCCCCCGCTGCTGTAGCGAGCATGTTCTTACGGATGATCTCGTAGTACTTAAGCTGTTGTGCAGTCAGTGGTACTTCGCGTGTGGTGTAAGTCATGTCAGGTAAATCCAGACACTCATCCTTCGTGAACCGTATCGCGGGCTGCAGTACATCATGCACGATGTTCTCTGCGCTAGGCTTGGGCATCCATTTAAACTGCGTGATCTTCTGCATCACCATGTCACGAAATGATCCGTAAAACTTAGGTACTCGGCTCGGGGCAATTAACTTAGCCAGACCGTATGCGTCCGTAGGTGATTGTGATGCAGGTGTACCCGTCAACATCCACACCCATGTGTCAGGCTTGACGATAGCGTTTAAAGTTTTCCAACGAGTTGTGGAGACAGTCTTGTATGCGTTAGCCTCGTCAATCACAATTAGGTCGAACCCACCCTTAGCTACTGCGTCCTGAATAATGTTCAGTCCGTCGTAGTTCACAATCACAAACTCGGCATCGCTATTAACAGCTTGTATGCGTTTGTCTCTGGTGTAACTGTGCGCAATGGCAACGGTGCGGTGCATAGCAAATCTGAACAAATCATTCTGCCAAGCTGACTGCATGATAGACAGAGGACAGATCACAAGCACACGCTTAATAGCACCGATAGACAGTAGGTAGTCTGCTGCCCATATAACACTGCCCGTCTTGCCTGTCCCCTGCTCGTTGAAACAAAACGCTCGCTTGTGTAGCGTGAGGAACGCCGCAGTTTCTTTCTGATGTGCAAATGGTTTGTAGTAGCCGGGCCAACTGTAGCTACCTAGTATCGGACTCGGTACGTTTTTAATACGTAAGTTCTTTAGTACCTGAGCTTCTTCCAGCCCCCACTTCACTAGCACTTCGCCCGAATCAAGTACTTTTGATTTCGGTATGACGGTTGTAACCCTGCCGGGGTCGCGTAGCTTTAGTAGCAACGCTTTATTTTCTATAATCTGCAATCTCTTCTCCAGAACGCAATACGGGCTAAACCGATGTTTCGATTTAGCCTTCTTAACAACCACTTACGGTGGTCAATCGGTCAGCTCGCTTGAGGTAAAGGGATTGCCCTAGCACTGACTGATGCGGTTTCTTGTGGGAAAATATCTAAACCCTGACCGCCCCACTCACATCTAACGCGCGGTCACCATGTACAACAAACCAAAGACTACAAATTAATGATACTTACTTTTTACGTTCTTTACTACTAATTTCTGATACGAGGTTACCCTTTGAGTCACGCTTGAACGAACGGTTTTTTGCAGCGGACTGAATACGCAACCCATGTTTATTTGAACCACCCTTGTCCAATGCTTTGACGTGGGATACATCTTTACCTTCACGGGCATCTGCTTTACCGTTGCCATTACTATCTGGCATTTCTTTATCTAGCTTGCGACGACCACGCTGTCGTTCCATACGATTGTCATGCTCTCCACGAGCTTTCTGTAAAGCGTATTCTTTCTTGTACGGACGGGGGCTTTTTGTGTACGGCATATCAGTGACCTTTTCCATTGTGTTCGCAGTCATGCACAGGGCAGTACTGGCGGCAAGTGAAGTTAGGCTTCTTGTTCCATACACCGTTAGTGATAGCGGCTTCAAGACGCCCAGTATCTTCCAGCCACTTTGTCCAGTAAACTCCGGATTTATCCTGCTCGTAGCTAGCCTTAATTAGATCATTAGCCACTACAAACAGCAACCCCGCTTTGATCTTCTTTACCTGTGGGAAGTGCTTGAATACGGCTAGCGACAATATCTCAAGCTGCTGGGTGTCTGCGTACTTGGACGATTTACCGGTTTTATAGTCAACCACATACGCATAGTCATTGTTTATGATTATTAGATCAGCCACCCCACGCCACCAAACTTCTTGGTCAAAGAACTTGCAAGCATCTAAGTTCTGAGTCAACCCAAGTCGTAGCTCGCAGTGCTTCTCCCCCTCCATTGCAATTAGCCGGTCAAGGGGTTCTTGTAAGATGCTTGCAAACTTCTCGGGTATCGGTGTGCCTTGGCTGATGTAATCCTCGGCAGCTTTATGTACTGCTAACCCATAGGTTAAGTGTTCAGTAGGCGGATCTTTAACATCTTTAACTACCCGTAGGCGATAGTACTTTTGTGGGCATTGCTTAAAGAGATCAAGAGACGAATACGACCACGTATAGTTGGGTTTCATGAAGTGCCTTTGGTTACAGTTCTACCCATATCCTATCGTAATTCTTAGTTTTGTGCCACAAGATGTGTAAGCCATTCAGCGGCTACATCGCATCGAGGGAAAGGCAACTGCACCTCAACCTCAATTACTTTCTTAGGCTTGCTTCCTTTGATGGGTTGCTTGGCGTCCTCACCTTCACCCCAACCGTATACCTTAATTGGTGTGCCTTGCTTGTTGCGTGACCACCCAGAGATATGCACCATGCCTCGTCTATACAACTCAGCAATCACAGCCGATACTGTAGCAAGTGGTAAGTCAACGTGTTCGGACAAATCAAAGCTAGTCGCCTCACCTATCTCTTTAAGTCCTTCCTGTATACGCACAGGGTTCTGCGCTCTAAGGTTTATGTGTGGCATCTTGTCTCCAAGTTTCTGCATACACACCTCTGCGGTAGCCAATCTCAAACGCTTTGCGTAGCGTCATGATACCTAGCTCGCTTGCGTGATCGTTAATAAATTCCATTGCCTTGACCTGAGCTTCGGTAGTGGTGTGTTGCTCCTCTGCCTTGCGCTGCTTGCGTTCAAGTTCCTGCCATGCTTCTTCTTCATTCATGCGTTCTTCTCCACGTTTTGAAATTCAACTTTATATATGCCACCGTCCATACCCCAGTCGATGCGTAGGTTGCACTCTTTGTAGTACGGGTTCAGCATCGTACCTAGATGATGCGACTCAGGCTTGACGCTGTAGTACCTGCTAGTGATGACCTTGCCCTGATCTTCGAGCGGTATGGTCTGTCGATACAGCGGGGGTTTTGTTTTAGCTCCCACCATTCTTCTCCTTCCTCAAAACTTCAGCAACCCGTACTAGCTCAACCATATCTTCGTGGCTGATTCTACCAACCCACTCATGTCCCTCTTTGTAAAAAGCAATGTCCAGTAGATGTGCGCTGCTTGTCGAGTATATGGGTAGTGCAATGTGTTGAGTGTCGTTGTTGTGCCATGCTATCTTTGCGCGTCTGATTAGGTCTTCGTCAGTCATGTGTTCTTCTCTTCTGGTTTAGCGGTATCAATCCACACGTTCAGCCTGTCTATTTCTTTTTGCAGGGCATCACGAATACCCACAAAAATCGGCACATCTTTTGAACCTATCATTGGTGTATCTTCCTGCCATAACTCATAGCCTTCAAAAACATCATCCAACAAAGCACCAAAGGTTGTTTTATATGTCACTCTATCGTCACATCCGTTTACATCAGCAGTCCAGTAAATAGTTAAAGGGTCTTCAGGGCATGGGTTGCCAATACCATCTCCGCTCCCTTGTGACCATTGATATGGTAAATAAAATCCTATGTACTCGCTATTATCAACAAGGTCTTCTATCGTGTAATCTAATATTTCTGATGGAGGATAACTCACCAATTTTGCGCGTTTGTTGTCTTCATCCACCGTTCTTCTCCTTGAGTTTGGCTTCGACTAAATCGCGGATGGTTCTCTTGTCGTATTCCCATTGATCTTCTGAACTCATGTAGTAGTGTCCTTCACCGTGTTTCTTTTGTGCTTCTTCTTGATACGCAACCTCCAACTCATCACAAGCGTCTTCAAAGTCCTGCCATAGCTGACCCCAATCAGCATCCGTCAGCCCGACCCACTTGCGCTGTGCAACATACTGTTGGATGTCATCATCGTCTTCAATCATTCCCGTCCCCCATTCATGGCACGATCAACCTGCTCGTTTAGCTGCTTCTCTGTGACCATAAACATCTGATGCGTCACTTGGTTTAACCAACGGTATCGGTCTGCGTCTTCTTTCAGTGCGCGGATGATGTTAGCTACCTGCGCCATCTCTTCCTCCGTGATAAACCAACCGTTGTCCAGTACACGCAACAACTGCTCGTAGTCTCTCAAGTCTCTGTTCACTTTAATCTCCTATTTTTATTGACAACCAAATAATAAAACCTACTACCAACCCCACCAGTAGTATTGAACCGGTTACAACAAAAAAGGCTAGCAGTAGGTCTACCATTATTGGTTCTCTTTAATCCAAGTACTTACTGCGTTAGATAACATCTTTACTTCTACCTGCATGTTGATGCAATGCTCCATTGCTTGTTTGTAATCACTGCGGGTCAAGGCTTCCTGTGCTAGCTTCATCTCCTTTTTAAGTTCAAGTTGATACGACACATACTCAACTGTTTTAGCATTCTCCATACGACTTACCTGCTCCTGATTCACAATTTAATGGTAGGGTCTGCGCCCATGTGGGACGCCATCTCATGCACTGCTCAATGTACTCCTGACCTTCTTTAACATCAGCCTCCGGTACAAGTGCGGCTACTGCGTCATGAACTGTCAACACAGCACGGTACTTATTGCCGATTTTTAACATCTGTTCAGCGATTACGCACCGGGCTAGGGCTTGACAAATGTTCTCCACAATCTTGCCGCCATACAACTTGACAGCACCTTTGCGGGTCTGGTACTCATACTGCCTGTTGCCTTGGGGGTCGGTTACTTCCTTGAGTCCCTCGTAGCGTTGCCACAGCCCGCTTGGTAACTTAAAGCCCTTGTTCTCAGCACTGAACTCTAGTACCCCTTTTAGCCCCAAGGTCGCATGGTTTCCCGCAATGATGGCTTCAAGACACCGATGCGCTTCTTTCCACAACGACGGAATTTTAGGGTAGGTCGATCTATAGATCGTGATGATCCTCTGGCACTCAGCCTCGTCAACATCCACGCCAAAACCCTTGAGCTGTGCTTGGAACTTCTTGGCGCCCATACCATAACCCGCCCCGAGGATAGTCGTCTTACCAACAAACCGTTCATCCTTAGTGATTTCTGAAACTGCTTTGCCATATATCGCTGATGCCATAATCTTGTATACATCTTCTCCCCTTGTAAACGCATCAACCAAGTCGTCTTGCCCCGCTAGCCATGCAACTGTGCGAGCCTCGATCTGTGAAGAGTCAGCATCCACCAGCACCCATCCGTCTGGCGCTTTGATAGATAGCTTGAGCTTGTTAGCGTTAGCTCCACGACTAGGTAAGTTCTGTAGATTGATCTTGTCGTCCCCACCCCAACGCCCTGTGTGAGCTGCGTAGTATTTAATGGGTACAGGTAGCTTGCCACGCTTGGCTATGTCGATGAACCGTTGCGTGCGTGTTTCTTCCAAAGTTGTTTTGTTACCAAGGCGAGCCGCAACCAAAGCCTGAACGCGAGGGTCGGGATGCGATGCCAGTTTCTTGAACTCCTCGTCTGTCTTGGCAAATGCCCATGCGGTCTTGCCCGTGCGTGCGCTGATCTTAGTTGGCGGGTCTACCCTTAACATCTTCAGTAACTCAGCAAACTTATCGTTTGACATGAGCGTGTCTTTATCTGCGGCTGCTGCTTCGAGTAGTGCCTCCTTCTTGTTCTTAACATCTTCCAAATGCTGC